AGTTTGTTGGAACTCCTTCTGGAACTGGTTCTTTACGTCAATCAACTGTTGTTGATATAACAGCAGAAGGAACTGGCGCATCCCACACAATGACTACTGGGGTTACTACTGGAGCCATTGATGGGTTGTATACTGTCGCAAATAATGCTCCTGGTGGCGCAACAAATAAATTTACCCTTAATAATCCTAACAATGCTGTTGTTCCTAAACGTGTTCTAGGTATTAATCCTCAGATTAATGTCGACTTTAACTGGAATGCGATTTATAGCGTCGGACACAAATTGATTACAGGAACTCCTGTATTATATACAGCATCAGGAACACCATTCGGTCCATTAGTTAGTAATACAACATACTACATTATTAAAATAACAGAAGATTGGTTCAGACTTGCTGCGACAGTAGCAGATGCTGTTAATCCTATTGTTGTTCCAATTAACTTAAACAGCGGAAACTTCTTGGGTTCTGGAACGCATCAATTTGAAGCAGCTTCTGTTGTTGGTTCTATTGTTGGTGCTGGTACTATTGCACTAGCAGCAGGAACAACTAAGGTAGTTGGTAATAACACAAACTTCTCAACTGCGTTTAAATCTGGCGATAACTTCTATTGGAATTACCCAGCAGTTTACACTGCAAAAACAACAACTTTCGTTTCTTCAACATTTACTAGTGCTGCGCACGGTATGTTGACAGGCATGTCTGTACGCTGGAACTCTACTGTTGCTGCACCAACTGGTCTAATTAATGGTGGTATCTACTATGTAAGATGGGCGTCAGCTGCCGACTTCAACTTAGCTCCTACCTATAATGATGCAGTAAATGGGACTAACTTGATCGTTGCTTCTGGTGGTTCAGGTGTTCACACTGTTTCTTTAATTGTTCCTGGAAATACTGGTGTTTCTCTAATTAGCACAGTCAACTCACGCACTGTGTTAAACTTAGTTGATACTATCCCAATTAATGAACAATATAAATTGCCAGTAACTTCTATATCACTAACAAGCGCCAGCCCAGATATTACTGTCGCTTTCCCAATGCCTTGCCCATTCCCTGCTGGCTCTGTCATTGTTTTAACAGGAACTGGTAATACAACTCAGATTGACAATATTCCATTAATTGTCAAAACTAATGCTGGTAGCAATAGCACTTCTATTGTTGTTACTATGCAAACTAATGCTGCTGCGACTGCAACTATCCCAGCAACAACAACAGCTTCTACTGTAAACGCAATAAACTGTCACGGATTCCCAGCAACAAACACCTATGATGTTACTTCTAGTCTATTGTTGCGTGCTGACTCATCAGCGTTACATAGACCATATGACGGTGGTGTTGAATTAATCTCAACAGATTCTCCGAACGCACGTGTTGTTCGTCAGACTCGTAAGTATTTCCGTTATCAGTCAGGTAAAGGCATTCAAGTTTCGTTTGCTATTAACTTCAGCCCTTCAGTACCTATTAACTCAGTTACAGGTAATAGTAACTACTATGCAACAGTAACTACTCGTGTTCCTCACAGATGTACTGCTGGTCTAGACATTACTATTTCTGGGGATACTGGATCTACCTATAATGGATCGTTCACAATTTATGACATTATAGATGATTATTCATTTAGAATTAGTTTGAATTTCCCATATAGCAACGTTTCCAGCGGTCGCCCACAATTCTACGTAAATTCTTGGAATAACGCAACAGTTCGTTGTGGTTTATTTGATGATCAAAATGGTATGTTCTTTGAATATAATGGTTCGGCTCTTAGCGTATGCAGAAGAAATTCTACAGTTCAGCTAGGTGGAACTGCAAGTGTTATTTTTAACAGCAATCAAATTGTAGGAACAGGAACACAATACGTAACAGAATTAGTCTCTGGAGATTATGTTGTAATTAAAGGACAATCATATAAAGTTATTGAAATTCCAAACAACAATACGTTCTATGTTCAACCATCATATAGAGGTTCTACATCAACTAATGTTGTAGTAAGTAAGACTAATGAGATTAGAGTTCCACAATCAAGCTGGAATTTAGATGTATGTAATGGAAGTGGTCCAACAGGATATACTTTAGATATTCGTAAGATTCAGATGGCTTACATGGACTATTCTTGGTATGGCGCTGGTAAAGTTCGTTTTGGATTTAAAACTACTGATGGTGTTGTTAGATACGTACACCAAATTGTCCACAACAACTTAGAAACAGAAGCGTACCTACGTTCGGGTAACCTGCCAGCTCGCTATGAGGTTGATACTGGCGTTTCTCCTTCCTTTATACCTAAACTTGCACACTGGGGTACTTCCGTTATTATGGACGGTGGTTTCGATGACGATAAAGCATACTTGTTCTCCGCTACTTCTAACCAGATTCGTACTTCTACTGGTACTTCTGGCACAATTAGCGTTACTGGTGGAACACAAGCATCAGTATCTCAAACCTTTACAGCAAACAATTTAGTTATCGGTCGTTCTTATACAATTAATACGGCAGGATCAACAACTTGGACTTCATATGGAGCAGCAAACAACAACGTTGGAACAAGTTTTGTTTGTACCGCAGTAGCACCAAGTCTTGCCGCAGCTGGTGGAGTTACAGCTGGTAACGCATTCGAACTAGGAAAATGGTATGCTTATAACAATGGCGGTAAGCTGATTGGTGAAATTGGTTTTGCTATTGAAATTCCTACTCATGCAGATACATATTTTTCTATTAATGCTAATTCTGGTATATCAGGAAATGGTATTGTTGCTGGTACATTAACTGCAAACCCAACCAACTCATCTATCGGTAGTCAACCATATTTGCGTCAGGTCAGAGTTTCTCCAACATCTAATATTCTTAAAAACTTATTGGTTGTTAACGCAAGACCTTCTTCTATCCAAGCGACAAATACTACATATACAGTTTCACAGGCTGTTGATTTGACTAAAACAATTCCTCTATTGTCTTTACGTCTATCGCCTTCTGTTGATAATGGTATTCCAGGATTACTTGGAGAAAGAGAAATTATTAACCGCATGCAATTGAACTTGAAAGCTCTTGACGTTCTTTCAACCCACGAGATTGAATTGTCTCTGGTTCTGAATGCTGACTTGGATAACTTGGATTGGAAGCGTGTTACTGCTCCTTCATTGAGTCAGGTTGTTTACCATAACATTTCTGACACAATTGACCAAGGTTCTGTTATCTTCTCGTTCCGTGTTCCACCTGGAAACCAGTTGACAACACCAAACAACAGAGCTCAAGCATTGACCTCTATTGACCTACGTGAAATTGCAACTCTTGGTAACTCTATTATGGGCGGTAACGGTGTATTCCCTGACGGTCCAGACGTATTGACTCTACGTATGAGATACATTGGTCTAGCTTCTGACGTTACTGCTGCTGCTACGTTCGCTGCTTCTTGCCGTCTGTCTTGGACTGAATCACAAGCATAAGGAAACAAAATGGCTGTTGCTACTAGAGAACAATTAAAAGAGTACTGCTTAAGAGAACTGGGCGCACCAGTTCTCGAGATCAACGTAGACGACGATCAACTAGAGGACAGAATTGATGATGCTATCGAGAAGTTTAGAGTATATCACCATGAAGGTACTGAAAAGTTTTATTTAAAACATCAGATTACCGAAACAGATAAGACAAATAGATATATTCCAATCCCTGATATTGTTTATGGTATTACTAGAGTTTTCCCAACAGGTGGTTCTGGCGCTTCTGGCTCTAGTCGTAATATGTTTGATATGCAATACCAACTACGTCTTCACGATCTTTACGACTTAACAAGCACATCTATAATCTATTATGAAATGGTAAGAGGACATCTTGCTTTGCTTGACATGGTTCTAAATGGACATACTCTTTATCGTTTTAATAGATTTCAAAATAGATTACACCTAGATATTAACTGGGAAAGTGATATTAATGTTGGTGAGTATGTTCTAGTTGAGTGTTATCGTGCTTTAGATCCAGCAACATTCCCAAGAATGTTAAACGAAACTTGGCTAAAGAAGTTTACAACTGCATTGTTTAAGAAACAGTGGGGAACTAACCTAAAGAAATTCCAAGGATTACAATTACCAGGTGGTGTTGTAATTGATGGCGATAAATTATATCAAGAAGCAGTCGAAGAAATAAAGGAATTAGAAGAAGACTTAATTACTAAGGCTGCTCCGCTAGAATTCTTTATGGGATAAAAATGACAAGAAATGTCTACTTTAGTCATGGCACAAAGAACGAACAGTATCTTATTGAAGACCTAATAGTTGAGTCCCTGTCCATCTATGGACAGGATATGTTTTACATTCCAAGAAAACTTGTAGGTAAAGATGAGATCTTAGGCGAAGATCGTTTAAGCCAGTTCTTAGATGCATACCCAATTGAGATGTATTTTGAGAATGTTACTGACTACGGTGGTCAAGGTTCTTTTATTCAAAAGTTCGGTTTGTTTAATGAATCAAGCGCAACCTTCACAGTAGCAAGACGTAGATGGGATCAGCTTATTGGTAGATTCGGTCAAACGATTATCCCAGCTAGACCAGCAGAAGGCGACCTATTATATTTCCCACTAACAAAAGGTTTGTTTGAAATTAAGTATGTTGATCATCTAGATCCATTCTTTCAATTAGGCAAACTCTATATTTACAAACTACAAGTTGAATTGTTCCAGTATGCTTCTGAGACAATCCAAACTGGTATCCCTGATATTGATGTTTTCGAAGAACTAAAGTCTTACGGAGAATATGGTTTACTACTAGAAACTGGCGATCTAATGCTTGCAGAAAATGGTCAACAGCTTGGTGGTGGTTACGGAACAGATGAAGTTACTTCATTCGGAGACAATGAGAAGTTTAGAAAAGAAATGAGAGATATTATCTTTAATGAAGATAATCCGTTTGGGGATATCGTATAATGTTAAAAGGTCAAACATTCTATCATGGTGTAATTAGAAAGACTATCGTAGCCTTCGGTAGCCTTTTTAGTAACATTAAAATTGAAAGAAAGTTAAAAGAGAATAGCGCCGAATACGGAAACACTGGGGACACAATTCAAACTGTTGATGTTCCTATTGCTTACGCACCTAAAGAAAAGTGGATTGTTCGTGTTGACTCAGATCCAACTTTAGAAAATCAAGTTTATACAACTCTACCAAGACTGTCATTCGAAGTTACTAATATTGCGTATGACGCAACAAGAAAAGTAAATAGAATGAATAAATTGGTTTGTGTTAAAGATAATGGTGGCAGAGATCAAATGTTCTCGCCTGTTCCATATAATATTGACATATCCCTGTATGCTATTGCTAAAACTCAAGAAGACTGTTTGCAAATAGTAGAGCAGATTCTTCCATATTTTACACCAGAGTTTACATTATCGCTTAATGTTGTTCCAGAAATGAATGTAGTTCAGGACATTCCAATTATTCTAAATAGCGTAAGTATTCAAGATGACTATGATGGAGATTTTCAAACAAGAAGATTTGTTACTTATACTATGACCTTTACTCTAAAACTTAATTTGTTTGGACCAGTTTCTAAGAACGGTATTATTAAAACTATTAACGCAAGTATTACTCAAACTAATCAGTTTGATATTGAAACATCAACATATTCAGCAACACAAGAAACACCTGGATCAGCGATAATTGAAGGCTGGGAATAATGAAGAATTATAATGCTAATGCGAATTTAAAAGCTGTTGGTGTACCTGTAGAATTTACAGAAGAAACAATTAAAGAGTATCTAAAATGTAAAGAAGACCCAGTCTACTTTATTGATAATTACTGTTATATTGTTACACTCGATCATGGTCTTCAACAGTTTAAATTATACGAATGTCAAAAGAAAAAAGTAAGAACGATTCACGACAATCGTAAAGTAATTATTATGGAAGGTCGTCAGCAGGGTAAAACAACTACAGCTGCTGGTTACATTCTTTGGTATACTATTTTTAATGACAATAAGAATGTCGCTATTCTAGCAAACAAAGCTGCTACATCTAGAGAAATACTTTCTCGTTATCAACTTATGTACGAGAATCTACCTCTGTGGATGCAGCAAGGTGTTAAGACATGGAACAAGGGTGACGTTGAATTAGAGAATGGTTCAAAGGTTT